TTGAGGTGAGTTGATTGTATTGTGCTTTCGTAATGATGCTTACGAGAATCTTCATTTAGATATTTTGACATAACATAGTCCTTTCATTATTATTATATAGTACTGACATTGGCATTGCAAGTCGTACTGATTTTATTTTGTACTGATGATAGTGAAATGATACGAAGGTGGCACCCCCGCCGTGCGAAGCACAAGGGGGTGCTCCGTAATCATAAAAAAACCCAAGTGTCAGGAAGGTAACACTTGGGTTTAGTTTAGTTAAGCAATCATCTTACGTGATGGACGCTTACTAGATTTTGATGCAGAAGGTCTGTCTTTTAGTAAGACGTATTCTCTGTCAAACATTGCTTTATAACAATCTAACATATCTTCAAGTAACAGCTTTACATATACGTGATTGTTTTTAGCAACTACCAATCTGTCATGAACGTTACCGCCATTCTCTTCAATCATATCAATTGCTTCTTGAAGAGCAATGTTGTCATGTCTACGAACACCCTGTAATTTAGGGTCAATGTCGTGTTCAGACTTTGTTTTAAGTTCTTCTTCGTAGTTTCTGACAGCGACTTCAGCGTCGTTTACCATATTAGCATTTTTGGTATTTGCTAGATAGTATAGACTTTCTATCATTGAACCTACCAATGTAGCTGATGGGTCGTCATATTGATTGAGGAGACCTGCAGTATATGTTTGGTCTAACTCAGTTACGATAGTGTTTACTATTTTTGCAACACCACCGATAGTTTTATTTTTTGGTTGTTTCATAATTTGTTATCCTTGTATTATGAGTTAATATTACGTGACACCTGTATATATAATATACAAATATCACACCTCCTTTTAGCACGTAGTTTTACCGAATAGTGGGTGGCAATCTATTGATTGCCGGGCACCCGCTTTGAGCCGAAAAATATGTCTACCCTATCTGGTTGCTTGCAACCCCTGCGAAAAAAGAGTTTGTGAACGGGAGGGAGCTTGCTTCCCCCGTGAGCCTTTTTTGGAGATAGGGTAGACTTATTTTATCGGTACGTGCTAAAAGGCAAAGTATGATATTAAATTTTTTGCTTACTTTGTAATTACACAAAGTAAGATGACATTTTTGCATACTTGCAATGTGGCAAGTATGATTATTATAAAAGTGATACGGAACCTATGAAAAGATATGTTCAACATATCTTTGGTTGCTTGCAACCCCTGTCATAGGTGTAGTATCCCAATGATACATGGTATGTTGACAAATGAAAGATTAGCAAGTATAAGAAGAGTTAGTAGTTATGAGCAACGAAATATCAGCAAAGGCGAAACTGTTAGTGGATACACTCGTAGCCACAGGGTGTACGATAACCAAGGCGTCCAAAGTCGCAGGATACAAGGGAAGTAGTGCAAGGGTGAGTGCAAGTAAGATGCTACGAACTCCCAAAGTACAGCAGTATATGAATCAAGAGATACAAAGAACGTTAGGACTAAGTGCGACAAAGGCAAGTAGCACGTTACTCAGACTCTGTACTGATGCTAAATCAGAGTACGTACAGTTGGAAGCCAGTAAAGATATTCTTGACAGGGCAGGGTTTAAAGCACCTGACAAGCATCAGCACCTAGTTAAAGGTGATTTCTCCATTAACATAGACCTGACGTAAGATTTTTACACCGCAACGCAAGTATAAATCATAGGGTAGGTTAGAAAAACAGCTGACGCCACCATAGTAGAAGTACCTCACTCTCGTTAAAGTTGTTCAAGGTTCGTTGCTTTTTATTTTTTTTTCTGTTAAGGTTCGGTTATGGCAAAAACACCCGCATGGCAAAGAAAGGCAGGTAAGAATCCTAAAGGAGGATTAAATGCAAAAGGTCGTGCATCTTATAAAGGAGGTACATTACGTCCTCCTGTAAAGCGTGGAGATAATCCAAGACGTGCATCTTTTCTAGCAAGAATGGGTAATATGCCCGGGCCAGAATATAAAGATGGTAAACCCACACGACTTTTGTTATCATTACGTGCATGGGGTGCGTCGAGCAAGGCGGATGCAAGAGCCAAAGCAAAACGTATGTCCATACGATTAAAAAATAAAAAAAAGAAAGGAAAGTAAAATGCCCGGTAAAATGAAAAAAATGCCAATGAAGAAAAAAAAGAAGAAAGGGTACTAATGAAAGGAGTACCTCACTATAAAAAAGATGGTACTGTCCATAAGGGAGGTACTCATAAAATGCCTAATGGTGAAACACATACAGGTAACACACATAATAAAACAAGTGAAAAATTATTTCACTTTAAAGATTTACCTGCTAGTGTTAAAAGAAAAATAATGAAAATGAAAGGTAAAAATGCGATTAAGTCCTAAACAAAAAAAAATTGCCCGTGTTGCGAAACCACGTAATAAAATTACAGGTGCTGATTTTAAAAAATTAAAAAGGAAGAAAAGTGGATAATGCAGAAAGAATAAGAAAGCGTAGACGTCTTTTACGTCTTAATCCAACAAACTATACTGCCATTGCAGGAATGGGTGAGTATGCTAGACGTCGTGGTGAATCTGATAATGAAAGACAAGAACAAGGCACAGGAACTAGAGCACAAGATTATGGTCAATCAACAACAGTTCAAAAACCTGTACCTGTTCAAAGAAAAAATATATTACCAGTAGAACAAAAAAAGGTAGTTAAAAAACAAGAAGGAGTTGATGATACTGAATTAATAAAAAGATTAAATAAAGAAAAAGCAGAAGAGTCAAAACAAAAAACAGAACCTGTCCGTCAACAAGGCAACAAAAAACAAAGACTTAGACGTAGAGCAGAAAGACGACCATTAACAGCAGAAGAAAAAGCACGACGTGATGCACGTAATAAAAAAGTATTAGATACAGCAAAAACAGTTGCAGGCCTAGCTATTGGAGCAACAGTTGTTGGTAAGTTAGGCAAAGGAGCACAACTTTTTGCTAAAACACCTGCAGGTAAAGCACTTATGAAAAAAGGCAAATCGGCATTTAAAAAAGGACTTGCACGATTTACTAAAGCATACAAGAAAAGATTTCCACAATCTGATTTAGCCAAGAAACAACCACGAGATGCACGTGGTAGACCAAAAGCTAAAACCACAGAAACAAAAAAAGAAACACCACGACAAAAAGAATTTAAAAAAACAGGTGGCTTTAAAGAAAAGAAAACTACAAAAGTATCAGAGAAACAAAAGATTCTTAATGAGTTAGCTAAAGAAAGAGGTAAGCGAAAAGTATTAGGTAAAAAATTACGTAAAAGCCGATTAGAAAGTGGTGCAGTAAAAAAACGATTAGGTAAAGCTGTTGATATGTTTAAAAGAGGTGAACTAGTTGTTCGAAGAAAAGTTGGAGAAACAGTTGAGAAAGTTGGTAAGAAAATTCAACCAACAAAATTAAAAACAGGAGCAAGGTCACAACCGCCACAAAAAAGTAGTAGACGAGTAAAAAGAGAACAAGCACAAAAAAAATTAAATAAATTTGTTGATTCTAAAAATCCTAAAACAGAAAAAGATAAAACATATGATAAAGCTGTTAAAGGGCAAGTAGATGCTAAACAACTACGTACAGCAATTACAGAAAAGTTTAGAAGTCTTATTGGCTCAAAAGGTAAAATTAATTTAACAAATGCAGATAGAGCAAAAGCAAATAAATTAAGAGAAGATATTGTTAAACAAACTGAAAATAAAATAATATCAAACTCAGTAAGTCAAGGGCTAGTTAGAGTATATGGACAACAATTAAAAAAAATATTAGATAAATATGACAAAAAAAAGTAAAAAGATGGAAGCAATAGCAAATAAAATAGTTGCTAATGAAAAAAAAGAACTTGAAAATCATAGAGCCAAACAGTTTGCTGATTATGTACAAATTAAAATGATACGTGGGCATAGCAAAGAAGTTGCTGAAGAAATGGCAAAAAAAATAGTTTACACTCAGTAAAATGTACAGAGATTATAAGGACGAATATGCTAAATTTCAATCATCTTCGTCACAAAAAAAAGATAGAGCACACCGAAATAAAATGCGTAGATTACTTATGCGATTGAAAAGAGTAAGTAAAAATGACAAAAAAGATATAGACCATAGAGATGGTAACCCAAGAAATAATAGTTTAGCTAATATACGAATTACATCAATAGCATTTAATAGAGCAAAAAAATGAGTAAGACAGCAACAAAAACAAAACCAAGTCTTTGGAAAAGAATTGTTGCACGTATAAAAGCACAAGCGAGTCATGGTACAGGTGCAGGACAATGGTCGGGAAGAAAAGCCCAAGCCGCCGTCAAAGCATACAAAAAAGCAGGTGGTGGTTATAAGGGAGGTGGGAAATCACAAACGTCCCTTGCTAAATGGTCAAAACAAAAATGGAGAACAAAGTCGGGTAAAAAATCTTCTGAAACAGGGGAACGCTATCTACCATCAAAAGCTATTAAAAATTTATCATCAGCAGAATATGCCCGTACAACTGCAAAGAAAAGAAAAGATAAAGCTAGTGGAAAACAGTTTAGCAAACAACCAAAAGGTATAGCAAGAAAAGTTAGAAAGTATAGAACAGTATGACACTATTTACACGTTTATCTATTAAAGAAATAGACACATTACGTACTGTTGTAAAATCACAACATATGAAACACTACCCAAAAGAGTTTGTTACCAATCATGAAGCGGACAGAATAATAGAATCATTATCTGAAAACGCTAGAGAAAAATTAATTAAACTAGCTGTTGATTATGGCATCACTAAACTATAAGCCAGATGGTGATACTCTTAAAGAGTTTCTTAAAAATAAAAGTTTTTTTAGAGGTATACGTGGCCCTGTTGGTTCGGGTAAATCTGTAGCGTGTTGTATAGAAATAATTAAAACAGCAATAACCCAAGCAAAATCAGAAGATGGTATACGTAAATCGAGATGGGCAGTCATAAGAAACACAAACCCACAACTTAAAACTACAACTATTAAAACATGGTTAGATTGGTTTCCCGAAGAAGATTGGGGTACATTTACATGGAGTGTACCTTATACTCATAAGATACAAAAAGGTGATATAGACCTTGAAGTTATATTTTTAGCTTTAGATAGACCAGAAGATGTAAAAAAGTTATTATCTTTAGAACTAACAGGAGTTTGGATAAATGAAGCAAGAGAGATTCCTAAGTCAATTGTTGATGCTTGTTCTATGCGTGTTGGTCGTTTTCCATCTATGCGTGATGGTGGTCCAACATGGTATGGTGTTATTTGCGATACCAACCCTCCAGATACAGACCACTGGTGGAGTATCATGTCTGGTGAGTCAATTATTCCAGATTATATAAGTAAACAAGAAGCAAAAATGTTAATAACTCCAGATAACTGGAAGTTTTGGAATCAACCACCTGCATTACTAGAACAACGTAATAATGAAAAAGAAATAGAAAGTTATAAAGAAAATCCAAAACAAGAGAATAGTAAAAATCTTACAAAAAATTATTATCAAAATATTATACGTGGTAAAACTAAATCTTGGATTGATGTATATGTTTTAAATAAATTAGGACAAATAGAAGATGGTAAACCTGTATACGAGGCATTTAGAACTGATGTTCATGTAGCTAAAGGAGAACTTGCCCTTGCACCACAACTACCTATTTATATTGGGATTGACTTTGGATTAACGCCTGCTTGTGCTTTTGCACAAAAAATTAGAAGTCGGTGGATTGTATGTGAAGAACTGGTTGCAGAAGATATGGGTATTGTCCGTTTTGCAGAACTTATGAAAATGAGTATGACAAAATATTTGCCACGTCCATTTCAAATATTTGGCGACCCTGCAGGTGACCATAGAGTACAGACAGATGAAAACACACCATTTCAAATATTAAAAGGATTAGGCATTATGGCAAGACCTGCACCAAGTAATGATGTAAGTTTACGTTTAGAATCTGTAAATGCTACACTTAATAGAATGGTTGATGGTGAAAGTGGTTTACTTGTAGATAAAAGTTGTACGAATCTCATTAAAGGATTTACAGGTGGTTATCATTATCGTAGACTCCAAGTAAGTGGAGAACGTTATGATGAAAAGCCAAATAAGAATAGATTTTCACATATTCATGATGCACTACAATATTTGTTACTTGGAGCAGGAGAAGGAAGAACTTTGACAATGGGTAATAAATCTAGTAAACCTATAATAGCAAAAAGAAATTTTAATGTTTTTAACTTAAAACCTAAAAGCATATATGAAAGGAGAAGATAATGTGTGTAGGAGGAGGCTCAAGACCACCACCACCACCACCACCACCGCCACCTGATGAGTCATTGCGTCGTCAGAGAGCACAGGCACGTAGAGAAGAACTCGCTGAAAGACGTAAGTTAAAGGACGAACAGTTCCAAGATAGAGTGGCACAAGTGGCAGGGCAACGTGGCAGAAGGTCATTGCTTACAGGTCGACGTGGAGGTCAAGGATTCTTAGTTACTGCAGATTTGCAATCAAAGGATACACTTGGCGTATAGCTTGTTAGTAACATTGTTATATCTATTTTTTGGCTTATGTGTTTTTTTTTGGAATATGAATAATGAGTAGGAAATAAATGGTAGTAGATTATAAACCAATGGCAGTAGAAAATATAGGAGAAACAAATCCTGTACGTAAATTAATGGCACGTTATAGAAAAGCTGTTGCTATTAAAGACCAATGGAATCCTACATTTGAAGATTGTTATGAGTATTGTTTGCCACAAAGAGAAAGTTTCTATAGTGAAACAATAGGCAGAAGTCGTAATGATAGAATATTTGATGAAACGGCAGTAGTTGGTGTTCAAGAATTTGCATCACGTATTCAGGCAGGTATTGTTCCAAACTTTGCCCGTTGGGCAGATTTAATTGCAGGTTCAGAAATACCTAAAGACCAACAAAAAGGTGTTAATCAAAATCTTGATACAGTTACAGAATATGTATTTGAGGTCTTACAAAACTCAAATTTTTCTCAAGAAGTACATGAGACATTTTTAGATTGTGCTGTTGGTACAGGTTGTCTTTTAATTGAAGAAGGAGATGCCGTTCATCCTATACGTTTTAAATCTATACCATTACCACAAATTTTATTAGATAGCGGACATGATGACCAAGTAGACCATGTATTTAGAAAACGATTAATTAAGTTTTCACAGTTACAAATTGCATATCCCGAAGCAAAAATATCTGACAAGATGATGAGAGATATGGAAAAAGACCCAGATAAAGATTGTTCTATTATTGAAGTTGTATATAGAAATTACGAAAATACAAAAGAAGAAGAACATATATTTTGCGTTATTGCAGAAATGTATGAAGAAAAATTATTAGACAAAACATTTAAAGGCACAGGGTCAAATCCATATGTTGTGTATAGATGGTCAAAAGTAGCAGGTGAAGTTTATGGACGAGGCCCGATACAAATGGCACTACCCGCAATCAAAACTGCAAATCTAGTTATAGAATTAATTTTAGAAAATGCTCAAATGGCTATCTCTGGTATGTATCAAGTAGAAGATGATGGTGTTATAAATGTTGATAATATACAACTTATTCCCGGAACTATTATACCAAAAGCACAAGGCAGTACAGGATTAACACCAGTTCGACCTGCAGGTAATTTTCAGGTATCAGATTTAGTATTGAGAGATATGCGAACAAATATAAAAAAAGCCTTGTATAATGATATGTTAGGTAATCCAAATGAAAAAACGCCTATGTCAGCAACAGAAGTTGCAGAACGTATGGCTGATTTATCAAGACAAATAGGTGCGGCATTTGGTAGATTACAAGCAGAATTAGTTACACCTGTTCTTCAAAGAGTAATATATATTTTAAAAAAGCAAGGACGAATAACAATTCCTGTAGTTAATGGAAGAGAAATAAAAATTCGTTCATCATCACCACTAGCACAAGCACAACAACAACAAGACGTTGCAACATTAGATAGATTTTTAGGATTAATACAAGCAAGGGTAGGGCCACAGTTGTTGAATATTTTAATTAAACAAGATGAAGCGGCTAAGTTTATAGCGAAAAAATTAGGTATTCCAGAAGAACTAATAAGAAGTCCAGAAGAAATGGCAGAGGCATCACAACAAATACAGCAGTATATTAATCAGAAAGCACAAACTGAAGGCAGAGATATTTCACAACAAGAGGCAATCAAAACGGCACGTAGTATAACTGGTTGACATTACGACTATGTTTGTGTATTTATAAAATATGAAATCCGCTTCTAATAATCTTGTTGGATTAGATAATTATACCAGACCTGCAGAACAAGAAACAGAATTAAATAGTTTGTTTTTAAATGTTCTAAATACAAAAAATGGACAAAAACTAATGAATTATCTTAAATCTATTACTATAGAAGCTGTTGCAGGTAGCGAAGTATCAGATGCAACATTACGTCATCTAGAGGGTCAAAGATATATGGTTGGATTGATACAACGTAGAATTAATAAAGGTAAAAGCCAAAACATTGTACAGGAGAAACTAAATGTCAAATGATGAAAATCAAGCGGAAGAACAACAAACAGTTGAAGAAACGCAGGAACAAACACAGCCAGTAAATGAGAATGTTCCACGTGAAACAAATGAAACTACTGAAGAACCTACAGAAGAAATAGCTACACCAAAAATATTAGGAAAGTTTAATACACATGAAGAGTTAGAAAAAGGATATTCAGAACTAGAAAAATTTGTTGGAGGAAAAAAAGAAGAATTTAGAGAAGAGATAATTAATGAGTTATCAGAAGAAGCAATGTCTGAAAAACCAGAAGAATATACGTTACCTGCTTTACCAGAAACTATAACTGAAGAAATGGTATTATCAAATCCTATGATGGAATGGTGGCAGAATCATTGTGATGAAAATGCTT